CGGTTATTAGTACTGTCAATCTTCAGAGTATTACTGCCGATGTTGATATTGTCATCAAGACCACCAGTTGTAATTTGTGTAAGTGCCATAATTAAGATCCTCCTTCAAGAGCGGTTAGTCTTGCCTCAAGGGAGGCGTTTTGTGTTTCTAGGGTTTCGATGCGCTCCATTGCTTCTTGAAGTGCTTTGACTGCTTTCATATAAAGCACTGAATACTTGACTGATTTAGTGACAGTACCAAGATCGTTGCCGTCTTCGTCGCGATCAGGTGCTTCATCAATAAGACCAGGCGATACTGCCTCAAGCTCTTGAGCAACAACACCAATTTGCGTATGAGTTTGTCCTTCAATAAAATTAAAGTTGCGGACTCTTACACCTTTTATGTTGTCCCACTGCGAGTTCGCGTCAACAATGTTTTCTTTTAGCTTGACATCTGAAATTTGCCCGTAAGAGTTATTACTGTTTTGAACGTTGCCGTTGCCATAAACATAGAAAACATCGTTTCCAGTGTTAATGCCCGTAGAAGAACTTCTACCTTTAATTATGGTGTAATTTGTTGCATTACCTACTGTGCCAAGAACAAGCCCAAGGGTGCTGCTCATGTGAGTGGCTACATACCCACTATCACCAATCCTCATCCGCTCCGCCAATCCAGTAGCTGGGTTGCCGGTTGCACTTTTACTTGCGAAGACTAAATCGCCGCCCCAAGCTGATTGACCTTGTGCATAAACTGCGCCAAGAATTGCTTCTTGACCATTAGTTTGCTTGATAATATAGCGAGTGTGCCGTGTATCAACACCTGGCATACTTGAAACGCCCTCACGGCGAATCTGCAGGTGACCGTCAGTATCAATACGCACTTTCTCAGTATTATTGGTATAAAACTGGATTGGTTGCGACTCTCTTTGAATGATATTTAACGCGCCTGTTGAGCTATCAACAGAAATAGTTGTTCCATCTGTGCTTGCTGTGCCTGTAGTTGCGTTTGTAAAATCAAGCCGAGGAGCACTAGAAGAATGTAAGTGAAGAAGTCCACGCGGCGACGACACTCCGATGCCAACATTCCCAGAGCTGTCGATCCGCACCCGCTCAGTACCATCATCAGAAATCTTAAATACGTTGCCAGCTCTCAACTCAAAACCGCCAGATCCATCGGACAAACGTATTTGATCTGAGCTTGAATCGATGTGTAACTTTTTTGACGGGGATGTGGTTCCGATGCCAACATTTCCAGAGCTGTCGATTCGCATCCGCTCAGTCACGACGCGTGAGCCGTCAGCTGTGGTGCTGAAGATGAGCCTTCCTGGCATATCATCCCCGCCAGGTGTTCCGTCTACTTGCGCGATAATTTCTGCGGCTCTACTGTCACTGTCAAGACCATCCCAGCCATAAAACCGAATGCGTCCTAAAGTGTCGCCACTAGAAACAATTGAGGGAGAAGCTACAGAACCTCTAGTTTTTACAAAGTTGAGCTGGGGATTGCCTGAATCCGAACTAGAGCGCCAAAATGTCGCTGAAGATCCATCAGCCGTTGACCCAACAAGTTGCAGGTTGTTGTCATCACCCACGCTGCTGCTATGGCCCAGCAACAACCGCCCCGAGCTGTCGATGCGTGCTTTCTCTACATCATTGATGCCAAACATAATTTGTGCACCAGTAATGCCTAAGTTTTTGTAGGCACTTCCAGGACGGTGGTAACCACGCAAGGTAGGACCAGACGCAAACCCACTAGCCGTGTCAACTTCAATCCCAAGCGAAGTTGAGGCGTTTTGAACTGAAAATTGAACTGGAGTTGAAGTTGCGCCAATAACTACACGCCCAGAGCTGTCTATACGCAGGCGCTCGGTGCTGTTAGGCTTAAACAGAATGGGGTGAGACGTTGCGGTTTGAACGCTCAAGCCGTTGGAATCGTTAAATACGTATGCTCTTGAAGACTGATTAGCTGTTGCTAAATCAAGAACACCACCTTGATCATTGGCTGGTCCGTGAATAGACAAGCTGCGATATAAAGCAAGTGGCGACGTCGTTCCAACACCAACCGATCCAGTCGTTACAACGTTTTGACTACCAAAGTCTGGGCTGATCTTGGTGCCAGCAATGGCTGCATCAGCCTTAACCATCGCATTATTGATGGTATCGTTGCTAGGAGCACCGATATTGACAGAAGTACCTACAGTGACAATGAAGAACTCAGAGCCAGTAGCAGGAGCTGCAGCAAGAATGATGTCAGCATTGTCGATAGCAAAGCCTTCAGACGGTTGTGACGTGCCACTGTTAGGCTTTTGAATGACACCGTTAATGCTTACGATATGCTGCTGTGCGACACTTCCAGGGTTGCTGAGGGTAAACCTATAAGCAGAGCCGTTAAACGTCGCTGAGCCGCCTCCAGTGCCTCCTGAGGAGCTTAGAGTGTTGATGAAGTAGTTACCAACAGCCTGTACCTCCTCCCATGCAGACGTAGTGGAGTCATACACCAGCATCTTGCCAGTGGACGTGTTGAAGAACAGGTCACCAGCGTCTAGATCTGTGGTAGGATTAGTCGTGCCAATACGATACCGGGCAAAGAAATCATTGACATCATCGTTCAGTTGTGCAATGTCAGCGTCTGTACCAAGGACTTTGTGGTACGTATAGGTGTTGAGCGTGGAAGTAGAAACAACTTGCAAGCCTTGACCTGCAGGCAGGGTGCTGCTTTGCAGTGCAGACGGGAAGCCTGTGATGGTTACAGCAGTACCACCAGTGGTTTGACCACTTGCAGTGCCAGATGCACTGACTACCAGACCACCTGCATCAGAGATAGACACAACAGTGCCTGCATCATCAGAGGGATCAGGGTTGGTAGTGGGGAAGCTGTTCTCGTTTGCGATGGCAACAAAGCCACCGAGGTTGTCCATCAGGCCAAGAACGTAGCCGCTGATGGCATTAGACGACGGATATTGGGTTGTGCTGCTAGCAGTAAAGCTATTAGTCAGCGTATTGCCGTCAAGCTGGTTGATTTCAGTTGCATTAGCAGTGACACCATCCAAGATATTGAGTTCGTTGGTGCTAACAGTCGCACCGTCTAGGATTTGAACCTCAGCTTGCGTAAGATCAGCCAGTGCAGACGCAGTGGTAGACCCCATAGTTGCCAGTTCACGCAGCTCAGCATCAGCAAGCTTGACGTTTGTGACAGCATTGTCAGCAATCTTAGGTGTAGTTACACCACTATCAGGAATTTTAGCGGTAGTGACTGCGTTATCTGCAATCTTTGCTTCAGTTACTTGGTTAGAACCAATCTTTGCACTGGTAACTGCGCTGTCGTTGATCTTTGCAGTGGTGATTGCAGAGTCAGCTACCTTTGCAGTAGTGACATTTGCGTCAACAATAGCTGCAGTATCAACAGAAGCGTCAGCCAGCTCACTTGAAGTAACTGCATTAGCTGCAATCTCGCTAGATCCAACAGCATCTGCTGCAATTTTTGCGGCAGTAATTGCGTCGTTTGCAATCTTAGCGGTGGTTACGTTGGCATCAGTGATCTTAGCCGTGGTAACAGCATCGCTAGCAAGCTTTGCAGTGGTCACATTGGCATCTGCAATCAGTGCCGTGGTAACGTTTGCGTCAGCAATCTTTGCGGTAGTAATTGCGTCGTTTGCAATGTCGCCTGTAGCAATAGTACCGTCAGAAATTTTTGCGCTAGTAATTGCAGAGTCGGCTACCATTGCTGTAGCAACAGTTGCTGTGTCACCAGTCGTGACAACAGTACCAGTTACGTCGGGCAAGGTGATCGTACGGTCAGCAGTAGGATCTGCAACCGTCAGAGTTGTTTCATTTGCATCATCTGTTGCACCTTCGAAGACAATGTTAGCGTTCTGACCAAAGTTCAGATCACCAGACATGGTGCCACCAAGGGTCTGCAAAGCGTTGTTGTCAACCTCTTGTGCAGTAAACAACACCTGATCAAAGTTGTTGTTCAAGTCCTCTGCTTTGATAGCCGATCCAGCAAAGAACGTAGCTGTTTTTTCGTCGTTGTCGGTATCACGGAAAATGATAATAGCAGCCCCGTTAGACGGAGCTGTAGTAAACGATACCGTTGTTGCGTTGGCTAGTGTGAATGCAGTTGTGTTTACGCCGTCAATTTTAGCTTTGACGTCCGCTTCTTTAATATAGGGGAATGTAAAAGAGAAATTGGTGGTGGAGCCATTTCCTGTGAATGAGTTTTGAGTTACAGCCATTACGCTTTAGTAAGTTAATAAGAGTATTCACCCATGTATTGCAAGAACCGTTCGGCTTCGTTCTTCATACCAGAACGTAAGTAACCACCAACAGTTTCTTGAATATACATTTTTCTAGATACAGAATCGCGGCTAGAAGATTTGGCAGATGCCATCTTCATAGCATAACGCAGTTCACGATCTAGCATGATGTGTAGATCTTCAAAGATGCTAAGATCAGGCTCTAGACCTGCATCCACTGCCTCTTTGTAACGACGTCTAAATTCTCTACCTTGTGTAGTTTGCATGACACGTTTAATGCCATCTTTGAACAACCCATCACGTCCCATGATGTTAGTAATCTCAGAACGTTCGTCTTTAGTGTATTCAATACCTTTGCCGTTGGTACGCAGAGTAGGACGAGCATCGTATTCAATGTCCATAAGGAATTGTTTTTCATCGCTCATGCTGCCACTAACTTTCCAAGGCATATAGGTATTCCATACACGTGCCATAAAGGTATCAGGAATACCAACCTCACCACCGTCAATCCAATCGTAGACAGCAGGAAGTTGACCTTTTGTCATTGGGTTGCGGTTACGCATCAAATCAAACACACTCATCTCAACTTCCTTTAGACCTGGGTCCATAAGTCGAGAGATCTCTGCGAGTTGACTAGAACCAGGCACAGTTGCGCTGGTCAAGAAACTAGCAGTCCATTTGTTGATAGTACCGGTATCACCTCTAAGTACATCAAAGAAGGCTTCCAAACCAGAAGTGCTAGTCTTTTCTGTAATAGAAGAAGCCATAACAAAGCCTAGTTTATGAAGCTGTTCACCGATGTCGTTTGGTGCCAAGCTGCCAAAGTTATCCATGACATCAACAGTCAAAGCTAACCAGTTAGTAATAGGTCCAAGGTTATCGTAGCTAACCCATTCACCACCAGGCAAACGAATAGAACGGGGCTTCCAGTTAATTTCCCGTCGAAGAGCTTGTTTTTGTTTGTCGTAAAGTCCGTTGCCAGTAATCCTATCATTTAAGAAAAGACCCACAGCACCGGTTACAGCCAGGTTACCGATAGCTTCGCGTCCTTTTATGTCAGCACGAATTTCGTCGTACTTAGCTTTAATAGATGGTGTATTTTCAAGATCAACACCACGAGACACAAGCAACCGTTCAACCTCTTCTCCTGCCATTTCTTCAAACGGCAAAGAAAACTGTTTACGAGTTTTAGAAAAGACACCCAAAGGAGTATAAGTAGCTGACAAAGCTAGATCGTTTAGGGGTGTTTTAGTAAACAACAGGAACGGTTTAAGAACAGGAAATCTACGGATTGCTGAAGAAAACGCATCGTTAGCTGCGTTGTCCAAGTTCAAAGCAATCTCACCGGTTGTATGTTTTACAGCGTCATCAGTAATTAGACCAGTGTTTTTATCAAACATTCCGTCACGCACTTTTGTGTAAAGTGCTTGAGCTTTGTCTGCATCAAACGCTTCTTTACCGCCGTTAGTTACCATGTCGTATGCACGCCCTTTGGCTTCTGCAGTGGCAATCATAGACTGTGTAAAGCCGTCAAGCGCCTGCATAGAACGGTTACCAAAACGCAACCAAGGATGATCAGCCAACGCATTCATGTCTTCAACCATCTGCAACATGACTTGTGGACCGTACTCACCTTCTGCAGCTTTAGCGTTTGCAAAGGCTCGCAGCACGTCCATCTGTGCTTCGTTACGCAGTCCAATATCATCACGTGCAGCAACCACATAAGGGTCAGTACCACTACGTTTGAAGATTTCTTTCATGTAACCAAAAGAATCTTGCAGCGTTTCAAGAGCAGCGTTGTATTGATACCAACCACGTCGGATTGTTTTCAGGTCACCATTCATCAAACCACCAGCCATGGTACGCACAGGCTTTTCAGCTAACAGGTATGCGTTAGATAGACCAGCTTTGATGGGAGTTGCAAATGCACTCAACGTAGAGTTGTAAAGGTTAGAGAAGAACCCACGAAGAACCACAGAAGGGATTTCAGGATTCAAATCAATAAACGCTTTACTTAAAACACCAGTAGAGTTACGAATATAATCATTTAGGCGGGCAATAGTTTTGACATTGCCGTCAGTCAATTCATATGCCATCATCAACGGAGCAAGCATTTCAGGCTGCTCTTCTTTGATGACACGCAGGTTGTCAACAGTAGACTTAGCTTCTTGTTTGATACGCTCCATAGTACGAAGCGTGGCGTTGCCTTCGTTTTTGATAAGACCTTCAAGGCGCTTAGCCTCAGCCATGTCAAACGCTTTAGTACCCTTAACAGTCATGCGGTTCCAAAGGTTAAGCATGTTAAGAGCACGGCCTCGTGCATACGACGTCATGCCCTTTTGTGCCATTAGGAACTCAACACGATCAAGGATCTGTTCTTGTGCACGTTCAATGGCAGGTGTGCCTTCAGTAAGGCGCATACCTTGAGCCATATCAGATACCTGACCAGCCATAGAAGTACCGACGTATGCCTGTGCCCGCATGTAATCCATGTTGACAAAGTCATCCATATACTTCTTAATAGCACCCATAACACCTGCATAGCCTTCTGAACGAAGCACCATGACGTTAGTGTCAGGATCAGGACGTTGTAGTTTAGATATTGCACGTTTGAGTTGCGGCAAATCCATATCATAGAATTGAGCAGCAAGTGCTTCACCTTCTTCTACAACTTCTTTGTGGCTAATATAACGACCACCTGCTGTGTTGTATCCATACTCCCCAGCGTCTTGCAGTTGGCTAGCAATCCCACGAATAACCATTTCTTGATTATCAGCAGTCTCTAAACCAAACTTAAGAGCACCTTCAGTAACAACACTACCTACACGACCGTAGACCGTTTCAATGTCTTTGTTAATACGTACAACGTCAACAGAAGCACCAATCACACCAAGGTCATCAGCAGATCTAACACCTTGCTCTTGGTACCCATAAAGATCGTGTACACCAAAAATAGGTTGATCTAGGTTAGTAGATTTATCTAAGTTGTAAGAACCGATTTCATCAAGAGCATCGGAGCGTTTGCCTGCAGAGCGTTCAATTACAGCTTCAGGTGTAGCGTCAATCTCTAGGTTTTTACTGAACCAAGCTGTTGCTTTTTCAGATTCAGGTACCCACTGTGTAGCCCTGTCAATGCCACGTACACCCTTAAACAGTTTGTTTAGACCAAGCAGCAAGTCAGTGCCAACACCTAAGTAAGCACCTTCGGTAACGTTCTTAGCACGTTTAATTTCAGGACTGTCGCTATCCAATGTAGCAACATCCTCAGGAATCCAACCAAACCATCTAGGCCACTGTTTTCGCAGACTACCAGATAGGTTGTCGTCCTCTTGGTTAATTTCAACAGTGTAGTCAACAAACGCACCAGTACCAGCACTTAATGCAGTTTGGCCGATATGTTTGACAAGAGGATCATTAAGGAATTTAGATGCTTGTACGGCTTTAGATCCTTTGACTGCAGCACCGGCAACACCGCCAAGCGCAACAGTAGGTATTAAAATAGACGAAAGTTCACGGACACTCTGAGCAACCTCGTTTTCATAAGGTGATACTTTGGGAATGTCAACGTTGGGAATAAGATTTAGTAGGTCAACACCAAAATCAAGGACGCCTGTAGCAGCAGCCATATCAAACTCAGCACCTTCACGGCGTAGTTTTTCAATGTCAACATTGCCTTGGGCATCCCTATATCGATTAGGTGTAACTTGTTCTGTTACTGGAGCTTGAGGCTCAGGGACAGCCTCAGCCGTAGCTTCGGGTGTTTGAGCCTGGGGATCGATTTGGGTTTCGTCTGGAGGCGTGATGAGACCTTGAAGGCGCTGTTGCTCCTTAAGCATCTCTTCACGGTCTTCCTCACTTAGACTAGGCGTACCTCCCATCATCGATGGATCATAGCTATTCATTTAATTGATTAAAAATCTGGTTAGCAAACCTGTATCGGTTACCAGCATGACCGTAGCCTACATAATCTTTGAGGGCTTGGTCAATCTCAATTTGAGTTGAAGAAGAATCCATCATAACCTTATAGGTTTGTGGGTAGACCTCTTGCATCTCACGTAGGATAGCACCAAGTTGCTCGTTGTCAGTAGCTTGATCAATAGATTTGCCTAGATAACCTTCAATACGTGCAACACGTGCACGATCACCTTGGAACTCAGCCCAAGACAAAAGACCATAATTCCTTTCAGAGGTATCGTTCATTACTTCACCCCAACTACGCTGACCTTGCCAAGTCGATTCTTGTTCAATCGTACCTGCCAAAGATGCAGCACTACGGGGAGGGAGACCCATTCCAACCAAAGCACGTGCACCAGGCACAGCTTTGTCAGACATAGGTACGTTAAAACGTCCACGCAGTTGAGCAGTGCTGCCAGCGTTAGCAAGGGCTACACCAGCACGTTGTACACGTTCATTAGTTCTGTTAACGTTAAACGCACGAATAAACCTAGGAGGCAGCTGTGCTTTACGTTCGGCAAGAGTCATATCTTTCAATTTAATAGGCTCTTTACCAATAGCAGGAGCAATGAAATTCATGACCTGCAACCGGTCCATATTAAATCGATCACCAATATGACGAATGATAGCAGGCTCTTGAGCACCTGGGTTACCAATCTTGTCAAAATAATTTACTACATCAGCTTCCATAGATTCACTCATTGCATTAACAATAAATTTAGGATCAGTCAACACGTTAGGGTTGTCAAGCATAACTTTATTCACGGCTGTGAAATCAGCAATACTTTGCTGAGCTTTACCTAACAAGTTCTTTTGATCGTTGATGATCTCTAAAAAATTACCGTTTTTATCACGGTTTGCCAAGTTAGACAACAACGGTGCAACACGTTGATTGTTCAACGCCAAGGATTGTTGGATGTCACCAGTTGCTGCTAGGTTTGCCTTAAACTCTCTTACAAGTTTGTTTTGCATAGCGGTAACGTTAGCGACGTTACGCTTAGATGTATAAGCAACAGCAATACCTTGATCGTTAAGAACAGAAGCCTTAACTTGCTCAATAGCTGACTTATACTCTTCACCATTACGAAGCGTGTCCTGTGCCCGTGCGTATCCCAAGTATTGAGAAGCAAGGTTAGGACTTAACCGCATAGATTTGACTCTTTCTTCGGTCAGGTTACCGTTACGATACAAACGGTCAAGCTCTCTTTGAGCATCAACTTCTGCACGTTTTGTAAGAGTTAGATTCTTAGCAGAGTCAAGGAACGGGATGTTCATACCAAACCCACCTTCATCCTCTACATATTGTTCCATTTGCCGGTACTCAGCATCAGTCAAGTAACCGTCTGAATTAAGCTGGCTAAATAGATCACGAACACCACTGTTGATACGATCTTTTTCTGCAGATTCTCTCTGTTGAAATTCAATCGTTTCTTCGCGCCTGTAAGCACGCATACGTTGGTGTACTTTTCCAATAGCTTCGGTGCCTCTGAATTGCTGACCAAGTGTCGTGGTTTTACCGTTAAACTCATATTCATAGTCTAACAGCTCTTTCAAGTCACTGCCGGTCAATGCATTAGGACCGTTACCATAAGAGGCGTTAACAGCCCACTCAAGCATCTGCTCTCGTTTTTGGCTTGAAGGGTTTGTACTGTTGAACTTAATAATTTCAGACACGCCACCTTTATTCCACGCTAAGTTAAGTGAATTAAAGGTATCAAGTTTCTGTGTTTTAGCAGCTTCGGTTAGCCGTTGTTGCAACAGGTTTTGATTGAATACGTTTCTAATTGATCGCAGCTTTGGGCTGACAATCGTCGAAACCAATTCAGGACGTACACCTTTTTCAGAGAAATTAACACGAAGAAAGTCTTGGTGAGCTTGCTCTAACGCATCTTGTTTATCTTGTGATGTAGCCTCAACAGGCAGTCGTCTCAACGCTTCGTCAAGAAACGGTGCATACGTATCAACTGTTTTGAGGAAAAGACCAGCGTTTTCAGCATACTCTTTAGTTCCTCTGTTCTGATAGTACTTATAAAATAAGTTTAACTTATCAGTATCGCCTTCACCAATAAGGTTACGGATAATGTCTTGCTGTGCAAACTCGGCTTGACTGAGGTTATCGTCAAGTTTTGTGATCTCTTGAAGCTGGTTATAGGTTAGACCAGTACGATCAATAATGTAAGTAGACTCAGCAATCCTATCTTTTTGCCTGCTTTCTCGAATTTGCCCATACAACTGCATTGCACTCTGAGAAATCGAACCAATCGACTTCATCAGATCTTCAGTTCTTTGAGCTTGACCTTGGATGTTTTGCTGCTCAATCTTGAAATCCCGAGTCAGAGCATCGCGATACCTTTGGCGATTCTCTTGTTCAAGCTTTCTGTTTGTTTCTCTGTTTATAGATTCTTGCTGTTGAGCAAGCTTTTGTGAGTTAAGATAGACGTTTCGGTTTTCTTCAAGAAAAGCTTGAGCCGCCTGCATACCACGCAAACGGCTTTCTTTACGTCTCCTAATTTTTTGTGTTTGATCGGGGGCTTGTAGCTGGTTGTCGCTAAAACTCCCTTGCTGTGCGTAACTTCTAAATTGTGCCATAAGAGAGTTTAGAATTTAATTATCCCCGCACCAGCTGCGGTAGCGGCCAAGCCCAAAGTGTTACTAACAAATGCGCTAGCCAGACTTCTAGTTTGAGCATAGACTTCTCTAGGTTGAGGCGGTACCTTCGGTTCAAAGATGTCTTGATATTCAGGACGCGGCAGTGCGAACGGTGCAGGCAGAGGCGGTGCTAGTTCAGGTCTTAGCATCATCTGTGCTTCAGCATTTAGATCAGCTTGAAGTTTTTGCATATCAAACTTACGACGTTTATCAACGTCAGAAGCCAACAAACTAGCCCGTGAAAAGTCTAGAGATGCTTGATCCAAAAGCAGTTGATCGCTAAGTGACTTAAAGTCAATCTCAAGCTCTTCACCAGCAAACAACGTTTGTCGTACAATATCCTGTTGACGAGCACCCTGTTCAGCAAAAACAGCTTGCAAGGCTTTGGTTGATGAAACACCAGCCTGACCTCTTGCTCGGACTTGACCAGCTTGTTTCAAAGCTTCAATACGAGACTCACGAAGTTTGATGTCTGATTCTGCTTTAATCCTACGTTGTTTTAGATCAAGACCGGCAGCAGCAATCGTATATTCCTTTAAGGTTTGATCCCCTTGAATATCAAGGCTAGCTTGCTGTTCTGCTAAATATCGATCTTGTTCGATGTTAGCTTGACGCAGGGCAATATCGTTAAAACTAAATTGACCCTGTGCTTGTGCTTGAGATTGATTGTACTCCCGCAACTCTTCACTAAACTCATAATTACGGATAGCCATTCCGTAATCATATTTTTGTTTTAGATCAGCCTCTTGAGCTAAGATATTAGCTTCGGTGTTGCGCTTAAGTATTTTAAGCCCGTCAACAGCGTAGTTGTAAGAACGAAGTGCTTGTTCGTTATCGAACTCCCACATCTGGTGATTGTATTCATTTACACTAGCAGCTTGCTTTCTAGCTTGTTTATTAGCTGAGTAAGCGCCACCAGTAAAAATGTCAGCAACAAAACCAAAAATGTTATTTTCAATACCTGATACAGCTAGTTGCTCATCAAGGATATTTTCTTTTGGATTGAACAACGTCAGACCCTCCTATAGAAACGTGGTGTGTAGTTACCTTCCCACATCATTGAATTGACCGCAACCGGGAACGGTGAATTGTTAAACATTCTAACTCTAAAATTTTCTGTGCGTTGATGGATTGGAATGGTAAATACAGTGTCGTTAGCAAGAGGAACGTCGTTAGCTAGATAAGTGTTAGCGTCAGCAATGGGCTGAACAGTAAACCACTCTTCAATAAAAAGAACGATCTCCGCATTGTTTGCCGGAGCAGTGGTAAAAACAATCGTGGTGTCATTACTAAAAGTAAAACCAGTCTCGTTTACACCGTTGACTGTCACTTTAACATCAGACCTAGTAACGTAGTCTAGATCTCGTTTGTTAAAGGTGTAGGTTGTGGTACTACCATCACCTGTGAACTCTACGCTGTAAGGACGGCGTCCAGTCTGCTGTAGTTTGAAACTCATTACACCAGACAAACCAACTGCAAACTTCATCCGTGCAATAGTAAGATTAGCTGTAAAATCAGTAGCCGCTCTTTCAGGACGGAAATAGGTCTTAGGCAGTGTAACGTCGAAGTCGTACTTAAATCCAACAATAACATCACCAGCAACATTAAGTGGTTTTTCACCACTGTTGGTTAGATTCTTATTAGGTACAATAAAGAACGTCTCAGTAGCAGGTGAGTTCGGACCGTTGGTATCAGACCCTCGTTCTGGTGTAATAGTAAAACCAGATTCCACGAACGTACCAGCACTGGTGTCACCTTTGATAACGATGATAGGTGTCAAACCTGAAACATCGTTGTAAGGGATGTAACACTTAGTACGGTTGTTAGTAGCGTCGTACACAACAGCACTAGAAGCAATGTTTTTGTACAGGTCAACACAAGGGTTAACTTTTTCACCTTCGTTGTTGACAATAATAGCTTGCTCAGGGCTTTGACTTAGTGCTGCTTTAGTAATGGTAAACTGGTTACCTTGTTTAGTTACAGCATACATATCGTCAGAGCTAGTAGCTAGGAACTGTACAGTACCAGGCATTAACCAGCTAACCCACGACTCCATAAGGTTTTCTTTACCGTCGTTGTAATAACGATATAGAAACACTTCGTTTAGACTTTGACCGCTTACAGCAACCAAAGAGTTCTGCGGACTAGCGATAATAGAATCTACATCTGGTGAGATCCACTCTTTGACAACACGTGACAGGTCAAGCACCTGGGGGTTTTCTTGCTGACCACGGGTTACCATACTGAACACACGGCTGTAACCAGGGGTTTTACTTACAAAGCTGATGTTTGTACCGGCGTCAACTGGTTCAATTTGACTATCCAACTCATAGTTAGAAAGTGTACGGATGGTAGCCAGCGCAGGAGTAAGCACACCTGTATCAGAGAACATAATGAATTGCTGATTCTCTGAAAACAACACAACACCCTGAGGTGTAGGAATAACCGCATGAAGTGCTGTAGGTCGAATAGACGAACAACTAATATCAATAGGATCAGAATCAACAACAGTTTGTGCAGTAAGGTGGTAGAAGTTAAACTGCTCACCAGACTGGCTCATAATAACGTTGTCTTGGGACAAAAATCCCAGACGGTTATTATGGAAAAACACAGCACTGATTTTTTTAGTTACAAAGCTAGGATGTGGATTACTTACATTGTCACCAACCAAACGTGACGTGTAGTCAATCTCACGGAAGATGAATGTATTAGCAGCAGTGTTAACCAGCTCGTGCGGCATTGTGCTGTCATCTAAACCAGTAGAAACGGTAGGGTCAATAGTTTCTTCCCAGAAACCTTCACCAGACGTACCGTCATGTGCTACAAATTTAACCCAATAATTATCTTCATCTGCAGCGGTGTTGATGATCTTAACTTTACGATCATGCACAGCTTGAATAGGAAGATCAGAAATGTTGTTTACTGATTCTTCAAATGCAAACATTGCAAGATTGTTGATACCACCTTCAGCATGGACTTCCATGTCAGCAGTGTGAGTAAGCTCCAACTCATTGCTAAGCTTAGTGACGCTGATGTTAGCGTGGTCACCAGTAAATGCTTCAATGTCTGTTTTTAGGTTGTTAAGAATATCATCAACTGTGCTAGACGATGATGTGGTAAAGGTTGCTGTTTGAGTTGTACTATTTACAGTGATCTCTACGGTGTAAGTTTGTCCAGACACAACACTGTTAATGACAACAGTTGCCTGCCGGTTAGGGTGGTAACCAGTGGGAGCTGCTAGTGCATTAACTGTTTTACTTGTGTTAACAATGATGCTGGTATCTTGTACCGTAATAATTTTGTAATTATCTTTTGTACCAGTCAGGTAACCAGTACCATCAGGAAATGTAACAGTAGCTGCAACACCTGTTTTTGCATTCCAAATGTCAATATCAGTGCCTTTGATAACACCGATATACTCTTCGTCATCATCACGCCTAATAAAGAACCACTTACCATCATCGTATGTGGTACCTGTGCTTAGGTTGATAATGTGCTCAAAACCAGGTCGTTTAGTCAACCCGTAGGTTGCATCAGGAAACCCGTTGTAACACTCACGGACCTGACCTGGTAGCTTTTTGTGATCTGATTGTTGTGATACGCCACCTAGGTAGCTTGGGATCCGTTGAGTTACTGCTGCCATTACCGATAAAGTGCGTGATAAGGTTTGTAGCTTTGATAGTGATTAGTTTCGTTAGAGTGACCAAAGAAAGTATAGTCACCTTGATTGCATTCATACTCCATAGCCATAGCCCTGGTGAATGCTTCTTTCTGTTGTAGGATTTGATATTGACTGTTGTCACCAACGATGCGGCTGGAGGTAATAGAAGCCGCTCTAGCAGTGATGAAATCAGCGACAGGTTTAGGCAAGTCAACCCAGTCAAACAGCCAGACAATGTCACATTCTACAGCTTGAGTAAAGGTATAAGTATGCTCGACTTTGTCGTACAGCTTACCGCTTCGACGAATAACATCTTTCTCAACATTAGCAGCGTTATCAGTCAAATCGATCTGAAGAACGTTGTTAGGAATCAAGATTTCATTGTTAATGTCAGGAGTCATCGTGTAATGTGACTCTTTGTTAAACGTCCATCCTTCCGCCTGTACTTCCCGAGAGACTTCGAGCAAAGTCTGATAGGCAATCGCAACGTCCGGGTTGGTTTGATCTAGGGTAGTCACAGGCGCTTGACCACATGACTGCAGGATTTGATTGACAGCAGGCAGCTCTTGCTGCGAGTTAGTGGTAGGAAAAGCCATATAGATAAAAAAAAGGGGACCCCGAAGGATCCCCCAGAATTGAATAAATCAGAATGCAGCAGGTGCAGTAGCGGTACCAGCGTACAGCTCAACAGCACAAGCAGGGTTCAGGTAGTCTGCGCCCATGGCGAGACGACCCAAAATCACGTCACCCTGGTAAACCACGGAGACGTCACCCGAGGTGACTTGCACCTGGGGACCGATGGCTTCAACACAACCAGCAGCTTCGCGCTGGAAGATGAGACCACAGGAGTTTGCGAATTCGGTTTCTTCACCGTACTCGTTGTTGATGCCAGTGACATCGTTAGCAGCATCTTCCAGAGCTTCACCAACGAAGGAGCCGGTGTTACCAGGAGAGGTGGTGCCAGGGTTGGTCGCAGAACCGGTACCGTACTTGGTGCCATACTGGCTGAAGAACGGAATGTTCATGGACTTGTAGATCTTGATACCAGCGATCTCAACGATGCCCTGACCGGACTGCAGGGCAGCGCCTTGCTCGTCACGGTTGATCAGACCATTGTTGCCGACCTCTTGGATCAGAGCGTAGTACTGACGGGGGTTCAGGATGCCCACACGTCCTTCAGAGGACACACCCTTTTCGTCCATCGCAGCAGCGGCGTCGAAGAAGGCGGTGGTCAGTTTCTGAGCGTCATATGCGTCAGAAGCGTTGGCGGTAGTACCGACACGGATCTGGGTGCCGCCGGGCTCAACGAAGCTAGACTTGGTAACCGGAGATGCAGCACGTGCGCCACGAGTGACAGCACGGAAGATCAGACGGTCATACTTCTGAGCAAGAGCGTAGCCGATCTTACGGGAGATCTCGCTCCGCAGGTCGTAATGAGAAAGGGTCTCATCAAGGTCGTAGACGAAGGCGCTGGAGATCAGCAGGTCATCAACCGTGATGGTCTTCTCGGCCACTGGCGGTGCACCATCGGTGTTGCCAAGAATGGCGTTACCGGGGGTGTGAAACTCAGCCGTGGTCCGACCGGTATAAATGAATTGAAGGGACTTACCGTTGGTAAGGGTACGCTTCATGACCAGGTCACGAGCGATTGCATTGTATTGGAACCCTTTGAACATTTCACCTGAGAAGAGCTTCAGGTAAAGAGCGCGGGCGTCACCCGCAGCGTTAGATTGACCAGGCCGTGTAAGGCTAGTGGTCAAAGTAGAAGACTGATGTGCCATTGTTATGGATTAAAAATAAAAAAGTATTTACAGGTTTCTTGATCGATCAAAAATTTTTTGTGGTCTATCCCACCGTCTAGACGGCGCGAGGTGTCGGGCGTACCCGGCTCGTGCCAATGCAAGGGAGGTCCGACTCTGAGGTGCCTCCCAAGCTTTTTACAGAAGACCCTTAAGGCACTTCTTTTGTTTCCGACATTGCGGTTTTTTATCACCACAATGACCACATCTTTTGAAAACCACATCACCAGTGTCAGGTGTCATCTTTGTGATTGATGTTTGGACTTTTTTAGATTGATGTGGCATGAGTAGGTTTAGTTAAAAACAGTTTTCTTGTAAGCTGTGCCACGGTAGCACAGTGCGACTTCCTTTTCTTGACGGAGCATTTTGTTATACTCTTTGATGATGAAGCGCTTTTCGAGATCAGACATAGTTCGTACAGGATAAACCTAACCCCCGTTCCATGGTTAGGCAACATGCGTCCCGTTAGGGATGAACGTACGAATTGATTAGCCGATTGCTGGTGCAGTCAGAGCAACAGGAGTTGTCTCAGCAGCTGCCAAATCCAGCGGGAAGTTGTGGGCATTGCGTTCGTGCATGACCTCCATGCCGAGACCAGCTCGGTTCAGGATGTCTGCCCACGTATTGATAACGTGACCTTCACGGTCTTGGATGGATTGGTTGAAGTTAAATCCATTTAGGTTGAAAGCCATGGTGCTAACACCTAGCGCAGTGAACCAGATGCCAACCACAGGCCAAGCAGCCAGGAAGAAATGCAGACTACGACTATTGTTGAAGCTGGCGTACTGGAAGATAAGACGACCAAAATAGCCATGAGCGGCAACAATGTTATAAGTCTCTTCTTCTTGTCCGAATTTGTAACCATAGTTCTGACTTACTTCTTCAGTTGTCTCACGGATAAGTGAGGAGGTAACCAGGCTACCATGCATAGCAGAGAACAGAGAGCCACCGAAGACTCCAGCAACTCCCAGCATATGGAATGGATGCATAAGGATATTATGCTCTGCCTGAAAGACAAACATATAATTAAAGGTACCTGAAATGCCGAGTGGCATTGCATCAGAGAAGGATCCTTGTCCGAAGGGATACACCAGAAAGACGGCACTCGCTGCTGCAACAGGTGCAGAGTAAGCGACGAAGATCCAGGGGCGCATACCTAGTCGATAGCTAAGTTCCCACTCTCGTCCCATGTAAGAATAGATACCAATGAGGAAGTGGAACACGACGAGCTGGAACGGTCCCCCGTTGTAGAGCCATTCATCAAGTGTACTAGCTTCCCAAATTGGGTAGAAGTGTAGTCCGATGGCATTGCTGCTCGGAACGACGGCTCCCGATATGATGTTGTTTCCGTAGAGGAGGGAGCCTGCGACTGGTTCTCGAATTCCATCGATGTCTACAGGTGGTGCTGCCACAAAGGCAGTTACAAAACAAATAGTAGCAGCCAGCAGGGTTGGGATCATAAGGATACCAAACCAGCCAACGTACAGACGGTTGTTAGTGGACGTCACCCACTGGCAGAACTCTTCCCAAGTAGAACGAGACTGCCTCTGTGAAAGAATAGCGGTCATTAAAAGTGCGGTGTTGTTTTTACAAGGGTATGTATTTGAGCACTTTAATGAAGCCCGCCCAAGGCTCACATCCAGTGGCGGGCTGTATGAATCAGAAGCTATACTTCAGACCAGCCTTGGTGCCATAGGTATTGGTGTCATCGAACGCAGCCGACAGCTCACCATAGACGGAGAGCTTTTCAGATGCGGCAACGGAGCCAAAGATCTTGCCAGTCAGCACGGTCTCTTGTTCGCCACCATCAGGCACGACAACGGAAGGACCGCCTTGGACTCCCCAAGAACCGAAAGGACCTTCAGACTCATAGCCGACATGAAAGTCGGTAGTCTGACTGGTGAAGTCGGAGCCGGTAAAGCCAGCGTTGTTCTCAACATTCACGTAGGGACCAGCAATAGCGGCACCATGTGCCATGCCGAGGAGGAGACCGGAAGCGATAATAGATTTCATGTGTGTGTGTGTTACTTTTTTTTAGCAGTTTTAGCGGCTCGTTTGAAGTTAGCAGCGGTAGGAGCACCAGGTGCACCAGCCTTCCGCATCTTTTCACCAGAGCCTTTTTTGATTCTCATGCGTTTAGCATGAATGTTAGCGTAGAGACCTCGTTTAGCCATTTAACATTTCCATTTACGTAGGGCAAGTGCCTTCCTTGTAGGACGACCTTTTGAATCTTTCATCGGTCCTTTGACCCCAGACATCCTAGCACAGAAGGAACGCTTACGCGGACCTCCTCCTGGTTGTGGTGCCTTCAGGTTGGAACCGGTCTCTCGATTGTATTTTTCCCGCCCGGCTTTTGTCAAGCCACCGGAACGGGATTTGTGTTTACCAATTTTTAGACTGACGGACTTGGTACTACTTTTTTTTACCGCCACCTTTCTTGCCTCCTTTATAGGAGCCGCACGAACCTTTGCCTTTATGCATCAGCCCATCCGACGACGACGGAGTTTCATGAAGTCTGCTGCTTCAATCTTGTTAGGATCACCAGCTTGACCAGCGATCCTCTTTTGACCAGAAGACATTTTCTTTTTTTTCTTTTTTGGAGGGCGTCCAACTTTGGAGCCGTAAGTTCCAGGACCTTGAGGCATTACCAGATACCAGGGATAATTTGACCAGTGATTGCATACGCTCCGAGCGCAGCCATGACGCCCAGCATAGCCAGGCGACCGTTAAGCTTTTCAGCCTTTTCGTTGTGGGTTTCAGTTACGTCCATGATTGTCATAGGTGGTTCTTTTGCGTAGAGGTTTAGACGACCTCGGTCTTCAATAGTAGTAGTCATTAAAAGTCAATGTCAGAACGTTCAAGCTTACGCATGATCTCTTGTCGGTACGCCGGGTCACGTGAATAGCGTGGGTCACCCATTGCTTCGACAAGTTCTGCTTGACTTTTGAATGTGTCGTTAGTATTGACAGGTGCTTTGCCTTGAAGCAACTCACCGTCTACACCGTTCGCATCTTGATAACGCATGGCAAGAGCTTGTACTGCAAAGTACGCAGCGGCTGAGTTACCAGAGTCCATGATAGCATCATACATTTCGACCTCATGGTCCGGCAGGTTTTGACTTGCCCAGCCCATCATCTCAGTATATACTTTGTCACCACCAACAGCATTTTTAAGGTTGGTAGCGTCCTCCTCAGTAAGCTGAGCAGGTTGTTGACTCTCAACTTCTGTACGATAATCTAGATACATCTTTGCCAGGTCACCCTGGTTTGCTTCTGCAATAGATTTAGCTAGCTCATCGGAAAGCTTTTCGTTCTTTGACTCTTCCCAAAGACGGTCAAACAAAGAACCTTCAGCCTCTTCCTCAACCTCTTCTGATTGCTCTTCTTGTTCTTCAGAGCCTTCACCTAGTTTCTTTTGCAGTTCTAGATATGCAGACTCAAGTTCTTCTGCACTTTTGTATTTACCAGCAAGCATCTTCTCTTGCTGTTGCTCCATCTCTTCACCAATTTGAAGAGACTCTTGTTCATCTGAATTAAGTTCTCCCGGAGAGTTATCCTCCGAGATCATAGACATTACTTCTGCCATGAATTAAAAGGGTGAATTAGATAGGGGTGTTAGGTGTTGCAACATACTCTTCTGGAGGTGCTTGAGGTTGCTTAGAAGGATCCATTGCTGGAGTCTTCATAGCTTCAATCTCCATCTGTTGTTGTTGCATAGCAAGTTGTTGCTGTTGGATAGCCTGCTGCTCAGCCTGTACGTCTTGCATAGAACGTACAAGGTTCAGTACATCAATTCCTTGTGCAGCAGCCAGTCGCTTGATAACCTCATCAGTGTTGATAAAGTTAGCAATGGCTTCAGGACCAAGTGTCTGAGCAATGGTGCCTAAGAATTGACCCAAGCTTTCACGGTCTTGACCGCGACCCAGTGCATTGATACCTGCTACGATAGTAGGTTTGACAATGTCCTTAGGAATGCGTGGAATCTCACCGGTCTTTTGAGCTTGGCTCAGTTTACGGTTAAGATATGGTACCAAGAACTCAACAGTCAGCAGGGAGAACAACCCACCTAGCTGCTGCTCTAGCTCCATCTGTGTCATCCGAACTTCTTCTGCTGTGGTGCGCTCGCTATCACGAACATTCATGATAAGGAATGCATCACTCAGACGAGCTTCAAGCGTACGAGTCATCTCATATGCAGTTCGGAAGTCTGCAGTCTTGCCTACCTGAATGACGCCAATGTCATCAGGTCGTCCTTGAATAATAGCACCATTACCTGCAGCAGCCAATGTGCTTGGTTTAGTGGTGCTGGACGGACTGACAGTAAACACTACCTTAGCAGCCGCTGCTGACCCTTCGACCAAAGCTTGTGACAGCCCTTCAAGCGACTTAAGATCACCAATGAACTGACCCACACGACCACGACCGTAGGACTCACCATCCACTGTGTTAAACCGAAGAGGAATCCAAGGGTTTACATCAACTGGTGCTTTACCTTGTGAACCTTTAACGACTTTGTCGTACACCTCTTGGTGCCAGATAAAGCGGTTGTTGTCTCGACGCACATGCGTATAGACATCTACATCATCATGATAAACTTGATCACCAGCAACCGTGTTAGGCTGACCGTCTAGATCAATTTGATTTTCAATAAGTTTTTTAGAGATACGTTCCTTTGTGACTATTTCAATCACTTGACCGTTCCCGTCTCGATCCACTACGAAGCGGTTCAGAGGGTATAACTTCAATCCATTCTTGGACATAAAGATCAAAGCATTACCACCTACGACCAGGTGCTGCAGTGCTTGGTGAACGACAACGCGATCATCAGATGCAGCAATGGACTCAAGAATAATACGTTCAATCTTTGCAAAAGACAAGTCAAGCTCAGACCTAATTTCAGGCCCAAACTCTTGACCCAACTGACTTTCGTCAAGCTGCAGTTTGAAGAACGAAGTCTGCACAGGGAGGAGAGCTAACATCAACTTTGATGCCAGGGTCACTACACCTTTAGCACCAACGCTCTGGTACGGTGTCTTAAGATTTTTCATACCCGTGACATATTCTTCATGACCACGGATCAAGTATGGAAGAGTCAGCTCTGTTGCTTGCCTAGCTTCTTCAAGAAACTGAGAACGGTCGCTTGACAAATAGTCATAGCGTGTACGTGCTGACATTTAATTAGACGTTAATAGATTGGATACGTAGACCTTGGCGACCGAACGCACCACCTACGCCGCCACCAGCAAAGGCGCGGCTTGGTAGCCTAGCAGTCTTAACACCCATAGCAGATCTACCGCCAGGCTGTTCAGGTCTATACATGGATGCGCTGAGCTTACCCAGTTGTGTCTGAGTAGCTTGCTGTTGTGAGGCAAGTTGCTGTTGCAAAGCCGATTGAGTCTGAGCAGCAGCTTGCTGTTGACCGTACAGCTGTTGCTGCAGGGTAGCGTAACGTTCTTGCTGGCTTGCCATAGACTGTTCTGCAGCCTGTTGCTGTGCTGCCAAAGAGGCAGACAGTGAACTGATTTGTTCAGTCAATGGGGCAAATTGTTCTTGAGTGCTCGCCGCTGATTGGCTGATTAACTGGCTGACTTGTTCAGAAGTTAGACCACCAGCTTGTGTTAGCTGCTGACCAGTAAACCCTTGACCACGTGATCCGATTTCTTGGATCTGTGCAGCTAGTTGCTCAAGGCGGGTTTCGTATTCAGGATCTTTTTGATACTCAATACGTTGTGGTGTTGGTGTAGGTTTGAATACATTAAATGTCTGTTTACCAGCTTTGTTAGTATAAGAAGCAGTTCCAGCACCAAAATAACCTTCTGGAGCAGCTCCTTTACCATACAAAGTGGCTCCGCTTGCAAAATCTGCGCTTGTTGCACGGGCGGTCCTACGTAAATTTGTATAATATTTATTAGCCATTAGTTATCCTCCATATATTTAATGACCCACTCAACGACGCTACGTTGACCAGATCGGTACATAATTTTTTCCATTGTATCGTCAGGTGTAGGGTTGGTGGGTGGAAAGATTTCTTCAAGCTGAGACACAAGCGCACGTGCTTGCATCCCACTGACTTCAAGCATACTGGGGGAGATTGACATTGCTATGTTCAAAGAACGCTGGCATCCTAGCAGCTTTTGTTTCGGCAAGCTGTGGAGCTTTGCCTTCGTACATCAAGCGGTCGCTAGATTCCAGCCAAAATTTTTTGTTCAAATACTTATCGGTGTGCTCGCCCAGGGGCTGCATCACCCAGTTAATTGTAGCTTTGCGGAGCTTGTCCAGGGAGGGGCTGATGTTATAACCCAGCTCGGCATGTGCCAGTGAGTTGACCGCTACGTGGATTTGTTCGTCTCGGCTGATGTCCGCTGAAACGGTCCTCATACCAGCGTCACCATTAAAGCGAAAGAATGGTAGAAGAACGAAGAAGATCGCACGTTCGGCAACAAGTGCCTTGGTAATCGTGTGATCTGGATGTGCCTCCCACGCGGACTTAAGCCGTAGGGCTTCCGCTTCAGCTTGTTCATCAACACCGTAAGCATTGGCGATGTAACCAAGTGCGAGGTCGTGATTCTCTTCGTCCTTGACATTGGACAGTAGGACGTCCCTTGCATTTGCCGGTACGTCAGAGGCGAGAGCGTCATTGATAAAATCTCCCACAGGTAGTTCCATATGCCTCAATGCAAGAGCACGGAAGATTGCCTCCTCCGCGCCCTCTTTGCATGTACCGGCAGTTGTCTGGACAGGTGTCCATTTTCTTTTTCGATTGAGTAGTTTTTGATACGGGTTCATTCTTGGCAGTCGCAAGTAAGTTCTTCTTCATTTAAGATGCCTGCCAAATAGTCATCGACTTCCGTTTCATCAATAGCAGCGTACGCACTTGACTTATCTTGGACATCGCCCATGACCTGCAGGCTATAATATAGGGAGGTCTGCGGAGAATCCAACCACTCTTCGATAAAGGCTTCGTCATATGTGACGACATCACTCCAACTGTTGAAGCTATACCCATGAAGAAGTCCCGTGCGATTGAGCAACGTCATGATGCCATCAGCAACACGCTTGTAGTTGTCCCAACCAACTTCTGAGGCGATCTCTACGTCGCCATAATTGTATGTTTGTACCCCGAACGTACCGCTGTCACGGTCTACCGTCCGGCTGATAGGCGGAGCGATTTCTGGTGTGCTAGTAAAACCATCCAGATCCTTGCTTCGATAACTGCAGGAGGCAGTGGGTGCGATAGCAAAGGCTCGAACCATATCATTAGCACGAGCCACCTGGGCGGCAGCATCAACGCCAGAGCCAATGGCAGACACCAGTTCAAAGGCTGGTGTGCGTACCACTTCTCCTGCATTGTACTGGTCCAAAGCAGCCCCGAATTGCTCATAGGTTACTCCGTACCTCCGAAGGAGGTTGGCGAGTCCAAGCATTCCAAGACCGACTTGTCGATCGGTTTCTGCTGGAAGATATTCTCCTGAATCACCCACGCCAGTTTTAGCGTGGAGGCTACACAGTTGCGACATACCTTCAACGAAAGCTTGTTCGATGTCTCCGAACTCACAGGCAGAGAGATTGACATGTTGCAACAGGCAAGTTCCGCGTGAGGGCAGGTATACTTCCAGGCATACATTTCCTCGGATTCGTTTTCCTTCATTGTCATACTTTACTTTGTTAAGCCAGATGTCACCAGACCGGATACCCTGTAGTAGTGCCTCCTTAAACGTGCACTTCTCCCACCATTCGGGAGTGATGTTGATGCATCGCTTAACCCAAGGGAGTTCGTGACGGGGAGTTTCGATAAACTCCAAAGCGTCAGGATGGCTGAGATCGATATGACAAACCACAGCTCCGTTCTTGTAGACACCCCCACGACGGAGGATTTCATTTAGTGTCGAATAGATTTTTGCAAACGAGACTGGACCGCTTGCGACCAATCCCTTATCGTTTTCTGTTCCACGGGGTCGCAGCTTCGACAGGTGAACCGCGCAGCCTGCTCCATATCGTAGAGCGTGTGATACAAATTTCCAGGATGCTTCAATGCCATTGTCTCCAGTGATTGAGTCTTCAACTACAAAGACGGTACAGCTAACAGGCAGGCGTGAGGTGGGATCATCCAGCCAAGACTGGACACGTCCGGTTCGAGAAATATAAGAGGTGGTCATTCTTCGATGATAAGGTCGTTCAATACAGGTGGTTTATAGTTTGGTCCTTTGAGGACCTTGCCATCAACTCGGTAGATGGGCTTACCATCTTCACCGAGCTTAGACATATTAGATTCGTGGATGCGGTGCATAGCTTCATCCAGATCCCACTCTTGAGAAGCAGCAAACTGGAAGCACACGTACACCAAGTCAGCCAGCTCCTTCAGTTGTTCACACTCATCCTTCATGTGGAAGGCTTCATGGAACTCTGACCACTCTTCATCGATCAAAGCTTTCTGACCAGTCCGACGGTCCTTCCCAGTCGTCAGTGAGTAGGCGGATCGGAACTGCTCCGCTTGGTCCATGAGGCTCGTGTGTATGTAGGAGTTCATTTTCAAGATAGTGGATAGCTTTTTTAAGGTCTTGAGCCTTTGTGTTATCACCTTTGTAACCGGCTCTGCAAATATATTTAATAGCATTGCCGAGGTGATAGTTTAGTTCTTGATCCCGTATGAAGTCCCAGACTTCTATGGATCCTCGTGTGTAGTGGGCGGGTGAGTCGGCCATTGTTTGACTAGGTTAGAGACAGTGTTGGAAAGAACAAAGTTCTGATGCTGCAATGCTTCAAAGAGGGTGATGATGTCCTCTTTGTCAGCTTCAGGCAGCAGGTCTTTGATCCTCCGTAGCTTGAACTGCTGCTCCATCGTCAGGTCGATCACCGGAGGTGGGGGTCCAGGGTATGACCCTGTTTCGTGTGGTGTCATAATCGTCACAAGTGAGAATCTTAGCAAGTCTTGCATTGGTGAGTGCAACATCTTCATCTAGATCTTTGTCAGCAAAGGCAGTGACTACGGTGTCCCAGTTGTAACCGTGCTCTTCAAACAAAGACACAGCACGCTTGACTCCAATACCAGGCACGCCACTGTAACCATCAGTCTGGTCACCGGCAAGTGTCTGTATCAGGTGCCAACGTCGTCCTTCCTCTGCAGTAACTTCAACCATTTCATCAAGGTTGAATAGTCTACCAGGGATTTGACGCATATCTTTATCAGGAGATACAATAATGTTACCAGGATTAGCCGTAGCATAAATTCCCATGGCGTCATCTGCTTCCAGCTCGGCCATACGGATGACCTTGTACTGATCTCGTAGTGCGTCAATGACACGTTTGTAAGCGCAGGGCTTTTTTCTGTTCCGATGTCCCTTGTAATCGGGGTAAATTTTTTTGCGGAAATTTTTAGAGTCGGAAAAGAACAGCACCAGTTCAGGTGTGTCCCACATAAACTCATTTTTAATCTTCGTCAGCTCTCGCTGTACGTTCTTCATCGCATCGGAGAACCGACTAACGACCATGACGACATCATCGCCCCAATCGTAGTCCTCTTCAGCTCCAGCGCAGCTTTTGTAGACAATGTAGTCTGCGTCAATAAGTAACTTCATCAATGTGTATCTGCCCAGGTCTTACCGCTGGTGGCTTCGGCTGCGATTGGGAGTCGCATGTTGTAGTATCTGCCAGCCTCTTCAGCGCAGCGTACCAGGGATGCTGATAGGTCTGCGGCATGGTCGGGGTGGCATTCAAATTGTAATTCGTCATGTATGAAAGCGAGCTGTGAACAACACAACTCTTTGATGTTGTCGTGGTTGATGACCATCCAACGCTTCGCAACCACACCAGCTCCTGATTGGAGCAAGTAGTTCAAAGCTTTGTGTGGACTATCAACAGCGATCCTGCGTCCGTCTATAGATTTGACAGAGCCCTTCTGAGCCGCCGCTTTGATTGCCTCCAAAAGTTCCGCAAGTCCATCAATAGCAGAAACAAACGCCTGCCTGATCTCCTTGCCGTGTAGTTTCGCATCGCGATCATTTAAGGAAGAGTCAAAGGAGTGTCCAATTTTGGCGTCACCTGCACCGTAGAGGAAGGCGTAAGTGACTGTTTTAACTTGGCGCCTGCTGATTCCAATTCGGTCTGCGTTGACTTGATGGATGTCTCCGTTGAGTAGTACATCCGCGTAGCGTCCCGCATCATATTTAGCGAGGTAATGTGCGAGCATCCGAAGCTCGATACCGCTAAGATCGGCACCCACCATAACTTGACCAGGGGATGCTTGAAATAGTTGTCTGAATTCTTGGTCACTTTTTACCTGCCCCAGGTTTGGTTTACGGTGTGCACATCTGTGTGTGTTTGTAGCTACTGAGCAGTGATGATGTATACGATTAGCACTCGTACATAGCTTCAGCCATGCGTTCGTGCCTTCCGAGATCATCCCCAAGCTCTTCGTAATATCGAGACACTTCAGAAAATCCATCGCAATCGGTGTCCCAATATCCTTGAGAATCACTTCGTCGATGATGGGCTTCCCAGTAGGTGTCAGTTCCTTCGGCTTCCAGCCATGAAATGTTTGCAGGATCCATGAAATATGGTCTCGTGAAGTAGGATTTAGTTCCTTGAGCTTTGTGAATGAGCATCCTTCGACGTATCCAGATGTTTTGTTATTTCGTTTAGGAGTGAACTCTGATCCAAAGACGAAAGGGTGCCTGTCGCGTAGTAACTGATAAGTTTCTTCAAGTTCTGTTCTGAGAGAAGATGCAAGTTTCCATGCAGCCTCTGTGTCAAAATACCATCCATGCAGTTGTTGTTGGGTGAGGATCTGTGCAACTTGATGTTCTAGCGCGACCCAGTCAGGTAAGGGTGGAAATGGTCGCATAGTTTTACTGTAACGTTGACATCTTGGATGCAGTAGTCCTGCATCTCTTGGCTCCACTCTTTCCAGTCAGCCTCTTTACCGAAGCTGCCCTTGTACTCGCCCAGGCGATAGCCGTAGGCTTCGAGTGAGTGCCGTCCCTGCAGTTGCAGAGGCATGTGCTTCCATTTGTGCTTGCGATCCACATCAAGCATGTCGGTGTGGAACAGGCGTGACAGAAGCAGTGTGTCTACAACCAAGGCGGTGGGGCTGAACCACGCGTAAATCTTACGGAGCACAGGTATGTCATAGCCGATAACGTTGTGTCCGGCAATGATTTCAGCATCCTCAAGGCG